ATAAAATATTTTTTTAAATAATCTATGTGGGTTTTGATAAAATTCTAATTCACGGGTAGTAGTATCAAATATATGAAACCCCTTCTTGGTCATATAATCGGACCAATTTATTTCATACGGTGCACCTAGGTATCGAATGTGTCCATCATCCTGTTGTAAATGATAATGACCAGAATATACTCTTTCATATCGCTTAAATATCTCTCTATCAAGACCATTCTCACAATAAAGATTAGGCATCATCTCACTACCATTAATCTCTAGGTGACCCATAACAATATCCGCCTTGGCTGTTTCAATTTGACGTAAGGCGTCAGCATAATGTGCTGGAGCAATCCACGGGATGAATAATATATCAGTACCTCCTACATTAACAACTTCAGGTATATCTTGATACATAGTGATATTTTTATATTCACCACAAGTAAGAGAGATACTATTTACTTCATTAGAATTTTTAAAATAACAATCGTGGTTCCCAACAAGCATATGCACCTTATAATTAGATGCAGGCTCAAAGAACATTTTGCTAATTTAAGAGTGTGAAAATTACTATACTTCCTGCGATCAAACACATCGCCCAAATGCAATATTTCTGTAACTCCTTCCCTTTCACATATTGGGAAAAAAGTGCTGTCGTAGAATCTTCGTTGGAACTCTGCAAAGGAAAGATTATCATTTTTCCCTCCATAATGGGTGTCTGTAATTATAGCTACTTTCATATTTATTCTTAATCGTCTGAAAAAGAATATTTCTCCAATAGTTCTACATAACGACTTTGATAATCAGCTTCATCGTCGTGCGGTTGTGTAGCTATTAAATCTGCTATATTAGATGTTTTCAATAATTTGTCTTTAATCTTTTGTTGTTTCTTTTCTTTAGTTATTCTGCGAACAAATGCAAAGTAAATAATCTGTGTGAAATAAGCAAAAGGATTTCTCGACTTCTCTGGATCAAAATTATCTATATACATAAGACTATTTTCTATACCATCAGAAATCATTTCATCTCTATAAGTATAGTTAATGAAATTTGGACGGTAAGAGAGATGATTAGCTATCTTTAGAATACACTCTCCTAGATAATTACTAACTTGAGGTTTCGTTTCACCTAATTCCTCAGCTTCTCTTACAGATTGTTTTCGTTCAATAATCGCTTCTAAAAATTTTTTGTTATCTACATAGTGAATTGTTTTTTTCTTAGCCATTGGGGTTCCCTTAAAGAGAACCTATCAATGCAATACTGGTCCTACATAATCTCCAAACAACCCAATAATCACTTCCACAGCATCTTCTAAATTATCTAAACGCCATGATGCGTTGTGTTTAATGAGTGGATGTTCCATCAAATAGTCATCATCGGAAACAACGATAAGAGGCTTGCGTAATCCAATTGCCCACCCAATTTCAATAGTAGTACCATACGATGGTCGTTTATTATTTAATTTTTTAGGTAGGTAAGCTAATATCAAATCACATGATTCGGTATCTAGCCAATTCTTTGTTGCAATAGCTCTAGGATCAGACCACATTTTCGGTGTAGCACCTTCATCGGTATATGTCAAACCTTTCTTTAAAGGTTCACATCGTAAAGGTGAAATACCTATGATGCCATGAGGTAAGTAACTACAAACATCATTACGCCATGTTGTTGCTTCTTCCTCTGTGCATCCTGCAATAGGTCCTGCCAAATATATATACTTCTTCATAATTAAATGCCTTTTTTGTTAAGACATTTATTATTATATACTAATTCGAGTACTTTGTCAAGTTAAATAAAAAAAATATGGTATACTATAAATCCAATTATTATACCTTCAACCCATCCAAGATAACAGGAGGTAACCGGATACTTCCGAATTAAATTTATCTTCCAATTCCATAATTTTTTCATTTAATTTTTTACTTGACAAAATCTTAATTCTGTGTTATACTATACAGCGTTACTCCGAGAAGAGATAAGTATGCTTCTAATGTAGTACTTTCCTATTAGCTGGAAATACATTACCCTGTTGTTCATCATCGTTATCATCGTCATCATCAAGCATACCTCGATTCATAAGCTTTGATAATCGTTCTACGTTTTCTTTCATCCTTAACATAGCTTCTTCTTCCGTCTTAGGATTATGTTGTTCTTCTAAAGCTACCCGATGTAAAATATGTTTATAATAGAGTACCACCTCTGGAGCTAGATTACCCAGAGAGATAATTTTCTCTTTAGGAACGACAAATGATTTATCTAGTGTAAAGTTCATCCAGCGTTGCAAGCCGGTATGTTCAATAATTTGATGCTCATGCTCTACCATATTTTGCTTTACTACCGACATAGGATGTTCAATCACAAAAGCATCCGAATATTCTTCTGCAATCTTACAGATAACATCCTCCCCATTTACCATCTTGAGAACTTTAAAAGGATTGTCTGACGTTGTGTCTGTTTCTTCCATTATATTATTTATGCTTTTAAGGTTACCGGTACAATATGATAATCAAATTCCTGTTCGTTATATATTTTAATTCGTTCTTTTAAGTGTTGTAATGTATAGTTTTCTCTATTATTATAACTCATATCGTCAGCAATGTCAAACAAATTACATTCTATTTTATCTTCAGCTAATCGTAACCCCCGACCTATGGACTGAAGTACTTTTATTTGTGATTTATATGGGCTTGCAAAGATAATATTATGCAATCGCTTGATGTTGATACCCATAGAGAATACTCCATACGAGGCTACAATGATAGCATCCTTTTCTTTCTCTACTAATACTCTTACCTTTTCTCTATCTTCAGTTGGTGTGGCACCATAGATAAGATGTACAGTTCTATCTTCACATAATTCTTTAATGATAAGACATAAAGGCACTAATTGTTTTTCTATATACTGAGCCAGTATAAGAGTATTGCCATCTAGTGTAGCAGCCAATTTAGAAATGAATAAATTTCTTTTTCTATTAGTGGCCAAATATTCCATTTCTTCTTGATATGTTTTTCTACCCCTATTCTCTTTAGGATGTTGTAGTACTAAACATTTGATATGTAAATTAGATAGATGTTTATCTTTAACTAATTGTGATGTAGTAGTGATTTCTTTATGTTTGGCAAACAATCCCTCAAGAACTAACTGATGAATTTCTGAACCATCTAGTGTACCTGTAGTACCAATACGATATTTACAGTCGTGAAGCTTAGTCATTATACCTGTAAGAGATTTGGCTTTGGCTAAATGACATTCATCTACAAAGACAGCACCAAACTGACTGAAATATTTTTTATCTAATTTGTAGATAGACTGCCAGGTAGAGATAACTACTTCTTTAGATGTGTTCTTGTCTGCCCCCGCATAGAGTTTGTGACAGTGTTCGTCTGGGAACCATCCATAATCAGCGAAATCACTATACATCTGCTCAACTAGATTGGTAGTAGGAACCACTAAAAGAATTTTTTGATCTAATTCTTGTAGATAATATCTGATTAAAGCATATATAATAAATGACTTACCGGAACCAGTAGGAGAAAGAATAAGACCTCTATTAGATTCCAAAATGTGATGTATCGCATCTATCTGATAATCCCTAGCTTTAAAGTTTTTTTCTATAGACTTTATAAAACGTCGAGTAATACGTTTATCTATTTCGTGTGGTCGGAAATCTTCTTCAAGTCGGATTTTATATCCCTGACCCTGTAGAAACTTCGTGACATACGGTAATAGTCCATAATAGATTTTACCAGTACTAGAACTGAACAATCGGATTTTCCCATCCCATATCCGTTTTCGGTACGTGGGCATAAATTTTGCACCCGGAACTTCAAAGGTAAAAAATTCTGAAAGTTCACGAGCAACTGCGGCCTCGCATTTAATTTTAAGATAGGCTTCATTAAACTTTTCAATTGTTACTTCATTCACCGTGCAAAAACTGTTTCCAGGCAATTGCATTCCTGATATTCCAGTTCCTATTGTTTATTTCTTTTAACACTCGTTCTAAATATTCTACTACGGCCTTAGTATATTCTATTTTCTTTCCAATCTCCTGCATCTCAGTATCAGATTCTAAATAGATACCTACATCCGCCCTAAGTATTTTAAAGTCAAAAGGCTTTTCTATATACACTTCGGCTGGAGCTTTACCAGTATAATATTCCCATCGTCTTCGATACAGAATTTTTTTATCATCCTGTAATTTTTTAAGTTGTAAAGAATATTTCGTATAATGCTTAAGATATTTGTTGTGTAATTGGGGAGTACGAATGGACTCAAGATCCAATTCAGTATCGTCTATTTTTAAATCATTATCTGCTTCATTTTGTAACTCAATTAAATTCATAATATAATCTCAATCAAAGGTGAGAAAGTAGCCAGTGCTCAATCTAACCCGTGCGTCTAAATCTAAATATACTTCCACTACATCTTTGTGAGAAGATTTATTGTATATCTAACCAATTGTCTTAACTACTTTCTCAATTTTATTTATATCTAAAGAACATTAACTACCAAAAGCTATAAATTTATAAATCATATATTGAAAAGTTACTGTAGCCGTTAAATAATCTGTATCAGAATTATCAACTGAATATTCTAAAGAGCTTAATGAGACTGGATAACATTCTAAAAATTCAAGTCGTAAAACTGGATTATTCTTACTGCTTAATATATTCAAAGCAATGCGACTATATAAATCTCTATCGGGTGTTATACCTACCCCATCATTTCTAACAGCAGCCAATTCATTAATCGACGCACTACCTTGTTTTCCTATTACATTTCGTGTAGGTGATGTTGACGGTCGATCTGTACCCATAAATTGACTATGTGAATACGGGAAGCCTATGTTAAGCATCCACTGATGTATCTCCTGATAGTTAACCAACTGTTCGTCTACAATAAAACTCACTTCTAAATTATCATAAACTAATTTCTCACCTACCATAGGAACATCTATCAACGGTGTAGGTACAGTGGCTGACCCTAATGTGATACCGGGTACATTTGCTCTCGTAACAAAAAATTGTGTAGTTGGAAATATCTCAAAATATATAGAAAACTGATTACCTTGAGCGTAATCGAAAACGGTAGGTTGACCCGATAACGGATCAACCGTACCCGTAACAGTTTCACTATCTGTTTTAGACAGATTTGATCCTGTATATGGTGCTGCCATTTAGATTAAGACCATACCTGTGCCATACCAGTTCCAAATTCAAGTATGATTGAGTAAATAGATGCGGTAGTTTTAACAATACTTACATCACCAGTAGGTGTAGTAGCATTGTTAGCGATCACTGGTGGATTGTGCTGTAAATTCCAACTGCCGTTACCGCTTAATCGAAGAGCGACCGCATCGGTGGCACCTTTCCATGTTACAGTAATATCACCACTTGCCATTGTCCAAGAAGCTCGACGCAATGTTGCCGTTCCATCTGTGGGCATATTTGTACTACTATCAGATGCATCAATAAGTACTGTATCTGCACCATTTCCTTCAATCTTTAGAACATAACTACTTTGTAATTTATTTCTTAATACTTGTGCTGAACTTGCCATTATCTTTCTCCTTTAGATACCCGTAGAGCTCATCATACGGAACTATATCTTTTTAACTATTTATAATAATGCAGATAAAAAAAGACCCCGCTTTAGCGGGGTCTCCAAAGTTCATCGTCTTATTATTATTATAATGGGGACGATTCTACTTTGTAATTACATCAGGTTGTTCACCTGTACTCGACGGTAGTACACGTTTGCATTGTCCGCACCAACCTCTGTTGCAGAAGGAACTGTTGCAGCTGTTTCCGCAAATGGGTTACGAATCAAACCATACCGTGTCTTAAAGCCGATTTTCGGCTGAAAGTTGTTCTCGCCAACTGCACGTACCATCTGAAGAGGCACATACGGGCAATAAAACAAACCAGCATCATAAGGTGAAGTACCACGATAACCAACCACATAATATTGTGCTGAGGAAGCTCCCGAAGGATCTGCAGCATAAGGTAGGCTCATGTTGGCATATGGATCGACATACACTTTAAGGCGACCGTTAAGTACGCCGGCGAATGTATTACCTGTTGAATCCACATTTAAGTTATCTTGTAGTGCTGACTGATAATCTAAGAGACCAGCCATTGTCATAGCAGACGCAACATCAGCAGAACAAATCATGATGTTACCTTTACCACGGCGTGTGTCACGAGCGATTACGTTTGCATCACGTTCCATACAGAACATAAGGCCTTTAAATCTCTCAACTGACCAGCGTCCGTTGGAATCTGTATCTAGATCAAATACTCCGCGAGTGGTTGTGTTTATCTGTGCCCCATGACGGGAAACACGATAAATTGTACGCACTACTTCTCGGTTGATTTCAGCAAGAATCTCGGCAGACAAGATATTGGCGAGTTCGGTTTCAGCATCGAGACCGTGAATCGCTTTCAAATCTTGGGCGAGTTCCATTGTGTACTCAGCTTTGAGCGCACGGGATTTTGCTGTTACTGTGGACTTCTCAATACTGAATGCCATCTGTGCGAAAGCATTAGTAGTTGTGTCACCCAGAGCTTCAGCAGCAGCTGTGGTCATACCACGGCCTACGCCGTATACTGTAGAGCTAAGTAAGTTCAGTACGTTTATACCTGTTTGTTTACCGGTTCCTGCAAAATCAGTATCGGCTTCATTAAACAGAGCTTCTGTACCAGACTGTGATGTATAACGAGCTTTCATCGCAAATATAAGACCAGTAGGTCCTGTCATTGGCTGCACACCGCAAATATCATATGCAATGAGGCTAGGCATTGCACGGCGGACTAGCGAAATTAGGATTGGATCCCAATTGGCTACGCCCGCTGTTTGGTTTGCGGGAGCTGCTTCTGACAAGAAAGCGTGATCTTCTTGCATTGCTCGTTCCTGGTTCTCCAGGATAATTGTGGTGACTGCCCGACGATAAGGATCCTTAATCTCCGGGAGATCAGGGTGCTCTAGCACCGGCTTCCACTTTTCCTGTAGTAGTTCTGATTGGAACATTGTTATTTTCTCCCTATTATTATACTATTTATAAAATTTTTTATTCTACAACTATTTAATTAATTTTCTTAATTGTAGAAACATAAGCAGCCATAGTATCGCTAGCCACCTCTACATAAGCATCATCTGTCGGCGCTGCCTCTTCCTCTATTACTTGAGCTTTCGGGAAATAAGAATCTTTAAGAGTATTCAATTTTATACGATAATCTTCAGCTCCTTCAAATTCCACTGTCTCTGCCAGCTCTGCAAATTTTTCTACTTCGGTATCTGCAAGATCGGAAGCAACATCTAGAAGAATCTCATTACCTTCTAGTTGACGGACTCTCTGTGTGAGTTCAACATTTTCTGCAATCTTTTCATTCAAAGTGGTTTCTAGCTCGCCTACCTGCTCTGCAGCGGCATCAAGCATATCAAACGACTCCTCAGGAATTGCAATGTTGTTCTCAATAAAGAGATTACGCAACCCAGTAATAAACGACTCTGTAATTTCTGTCTTGATCTTGTGCTCAATAGCAACTTCATTTTTTGTCATCCATTCTTCAACTACATAAGTAAGATAATTGTCAACCTTCTCGGACATCTCTTCCTTAGCCTCAGCAATGGAGTGTTCGTGTAACTCTGCATACTCTTCCTCTAAACGCTCTAGCTCTGTACGAATTTTTGCTTTTAGAGCAGCCTCAAAAATTGTGGCAGCTTTTTGCTTAAATTCTTCTGATAGTCCTTCACCACCAGTTAAAGCTTTAACATCATCGGAGAGATCAATAGCAGCAACACGTTCATCAATTGTAATTTCTTCTGCTTCTTCTTCATCATCATCTCCACCACTGGCTTCAATGATAACATCTTCATCATCTAGGTCAACATCTTCACCTTTCATTTTGTCACCAACTTCCCCATCCATAGAGGTGGGATCGACAATTTTACCAGAAGCGGCAGAAGGCTCACCTTTACCATCACGACCAGGTTTCTTTGCTTTCTTAGCTTTCTTTTCAGCAGCTATACCAGGATCAGTTTTGGCGTCGGGCGAAACAACTGCGGGGCCCATGTCTTGTACTTCACCTTGGCCTTTAGCATCAATTTTCTCTTGCTTTTGGCCAGGTGCGGCACCTTTCTTGGGAGCTGCAGCATTTTTATCTTCTCCCAGAGTAGCTTCGTCACCGAGTTCTTCGGCAGCAATTCGCTCTAGTTCTGCATTGATATCTGTCATTTGGAGTACTCCCTGTTTCTGTACATATATAAGTTATTTATAATATTCAAAGTTTTGACATAAAATCAGTAAAAATTTCCGCAGCTTTTTCTTCTCTGGCCTGCGCCATTTTATATTTTACGTCTAATTCCTTCTTGTATGCAGCTATAGTCATTTCTTTAACTGCACCGTTATCCCATATCCACTCTTTACCTTCCATAATACCCTCTACGAAAGCATTGGGTGCAGAAGGATCTGCAACAATATCGGCCGCAGTCGCAAGATAAAAATCATCTTTAACAACCTGTGAACCGCCACGGCCTGGTGTTAAGGAACCCATCCCTCGGGAAGAGACACCTAATTTAGCACCTTCATCTATGAGATTTTTTACAATCTTCCCATACGGAGTATCCATTATTTTTGCTTCACCAATGAAATTCTTTCCATCTGGATGCAAACTTGTAATCATATGTGATACTCTTTCTAGATTTACTGTAGGACCGTCTGGGTGTCCAAGTTCTCCAAACGCTCTTTTCTTTTGGATATATTCTTTGTTATATCTAGCCGTTTCTTTTTGTAAAACGGATAAAGGATAAACCCGACCATTTCTATTTTTAATGTCTGCTTGTAAAAATACACCTCTGATGCGGTAATTCTTTTTACCGTCATCGCTATCTTCTGTGATGTATTCTATATCTTCTATGGACTCGGATATAAGTTTCATCTTTTCTTATTCCTCTGGAAATTCTCCTCGTTCTATTTGAAGCTGTTTTAAAAGAAACTCAGACAATCTCTCCTCTTCATTTTGTTCTTCAGTCACAACGTCTATAGTATCTCCATCCCGCTCACGTTGTTCCTGATCTTTCTGTTGTTTGTTTTTTGTATTATCGTCCCATATGGGGGTAGATGGGTTTATCTTCTTCGTCATCGGATCCGGCAGCATCTTCTTCCTCTCCACTTTCTACTTCAGCTTCTACTTCAGCTTCTTCAACATTATCTTCTTCATCAACATCTTCACCGAACGCCGTTTCTGCATAATTTTTTGTGGCGTTAGCCCATGTCTCCTCACGTTTGGCTTCTACTGCAGCATTAAATGCATCCGCAGCTGCTTTTAAGTCGCCATCAACGATTGAATCTACCATCTTTGCTACTGATTTCTTACTAGCCATAATTACATCCCTCGTATAAGGTATTTTTAATATTTATAAAAATTACAGATTACACTCCATTATTCATAAGGAGCATCTGTTGTTGGGGGCTGTCCATACTCAGGTTCGTTTTGAACTTCACCATCAAATTCATCCCCCTCATCATTTTTTTCTCTTGCAATCTGTTTATCTATTTCTTCCATTTCAGTTTCACTTTGACGTAAGACATATTTACGGATATATTCTTTAGAAAAATATGTACCTATATAACTTTCCATAGCTTGTAAGGAATTCATACGAGCCTCTAAAATTTCTAAATCTCGTAATTCGGAAAAATGGTTATCATCTATAAAATCATAGATAATAGATTCTTTAATCTTATCCCAATCTTCTAGTGTAATAATTCCTTTAAGTACTAATTGTGTTTTTAATAAATCTTGAAAAAGCTCTGCAAATCGTTTACGGAGTCTCTGAATAAACTTAGTAAACTTAACTTCATCTCTAATAATTTCAGTAGATCGACCTAGATTAAAACCAGATTCCGATTCTAAACGAGAAACTGGAATGTTTAATGATTGATAAAGTTTATTTTGAAAATATTTTACATCCTCTAGTTCACCAAGATTTTGTCCACCACCTAATGTAGTAATCTCGGTTCCCCTACCACCTTCTCGTCTAGGCAACCAGAAATCTTCCAACATAGACATTTGGTTTCTATCATCTCGAACTTCACCAGTCGAAGAATCGTATACTAACTTGTTACGATATCGAGTCATCACATCTTTAAGATATGCTTCAGCTTTAGGTTTAGGAAGATTACCTACATCAATATAAAAGATACGTCTTTCTGGTGCTCGTGAAACACGATAAATTACTACCGCATCTTCAATCATTCTTAGTTGATTGGTTGGTTTAATTGCCTTTTGTAGAAACCCGTATACTTGATTTGTAGTAGGATTATAAATGCCAGATGTTACATACGCAATAGCATCAGGTGCAATTTTTAATCCTCCGCCTTGAGGTTGTACCCCACCCGCATAAACAGGATATACACCACTTTCATTATAGACATACCACTCCTTTGTATCTTGAACAATCGTGGCACCATCAGCTTTCTTTCCTTTTTTAATTTCCCGAATCTTTTTAATATATTTAGGATCTATATAGCGAACCTCTGTAATACCTTTACGAGGAGATTTTTCATCTACCAATTTATGGTAAAAAATTCTCCCGTCAATATACCATCTCTTAAAGATATTATGTCCCTGTTTTCTCCAATTTAACAGTTTTAAAATATCTCTGAATTCAGATGTAATTTTATTTTTAATGCCTAAGGAAAGATCAACCCAATCTAGGTTGACTATTACTGATATTTCTGTTTCATCAGCTGCGGTAATTGCTTCGCTGATAATATCTTCTATTGCTCGATCACATTCTAGATTTTCCGCAGTTTGACGATATTTACGAATTAACTCGTAATCATTCTTTGCGGATTTAT